CCAGCTAGTACTTAATTACTACCGTGCTTTCTCAGATTTTATTATTAACTTTGCTTTTGGTAAGGGTGTTGATTTCCGTAGCCCACGTGAGACTGAAGCAATCATCCCAGACCTACTAGAACGTGTTTGGGAAGTAGATAACAACAAAGCAACAGTCCTATGGGAAATGGGTCAACAGGGAACAGTATCTGGTGACTGCTTTGTAAAGGTTGCTTACGAAGAACCTTGGGAAGACTCTTCAGGTATGAAGCACCCAGGACGTGTTCGCATCCTTCCACTTAACGCATCGTTTGCGTTTCCAGAGTTCCACCCGCATGACCGCGAGCGCCTTATCCGTTTTAAGTTAAAGTACCGTTTCTGGGGAACATCACTAGAAGGTACACGTCAGGTGTTTACGTACACTGAAATTCTTACAGACGACAGTATTGAGGAATACATCAATGATGAACTTATTGATTCGCGCCCTAACCCGCTTGGTACTATTCCCGTTATTCATATTCCAAATATTCGTATTAGCGGTAGCCCTTGGGGCCTTGCTGACTGTTTTGATATCATTAATATTAATCGTACTTATAACGAGACTGCTACTGACATCGCTGACATCGTTAATTATCACGCTGCTCCCGTCACAGTCATCATTGGTGCCAAAGCTTCACAATTGGAAAAGGGCGCTAACAAAGTCTGGGGCGGTCTACCAAAAGACGCGAAGGTAGAGAACCTAGAAGGCGGCTCACAAGGACTAAAGGGCGCTATGGACTTCCTAGCAATGCTCAAGAAGTCTATGCATGAGATGGTCGGTGTTCCTGAGACCGCACTTGGTCAGGCACAGCCTATTTCTAATACATCAGGTGTTGCGCTATCCATCATGTTCCAGCCTTTGATGAACCGCTACCACCAGAAGATTATTCAGTACGCACGTGGTCTAGAGCTGATTAATCAGCTTATTATCCGTAGCCTTGCGGTCAAGGAACCAGAGATGCTTATCTGGGACCCAACACGTAACGTGAAACTTAAGACAGGTCAGGTAGACCGTTTAGACCCTAACGACCCACTTACTTATCAAACCTACGTTCACTTCCCTCAACCTTTGCCATTAGATAAGTTGATTGCGCTTAACGAAGTTCAATCTATGTTGTCCCTAGGCCTTGAGTCTAAGGAGGGGGCACTCCGCTCACTTGGTGAGTCCTTCCCAAGCGATAAGCTTAATGAAATTCGTCAGGAACTTATGGATGACGCTGTGGCTGATGGAGCCCTTAAGCTTCTCCAGACCCAGATTGAACAAGAAATTGCTGAACTTACAGGCACTATGCCTAACCCAGAAACTGGAGGCAAGCCAGGCGCACCTCTAACAGAGGGTGCAATGGCAGGTGCTCCAGCACTACTACCAGGAACGATAGACGAGGCTCTGATGGCCGCCGATATGGGCGAAGCAGACCTACGCAATAAACTGGTAACAGAAGCTTATGGCACGGTCCTCCCACAGAGGCGCGTACCAGAAGAGTACGAAAAATAAAGGTTTACCCTGACATTTTTTGTATTAACAAAGACAATAGATACAACGTTTGGTCATATGTGTTACGCCAGTAATGGCATTCGGAAAACGACCCCTAGGAGAAAAAGGAATCTTGTATGGAAACAGCAGGACTAAATGCAGAGGCTTTTGCAGCTGAAGCAGGAACCGTTCCAGTCGTAGCTGAGTCGTCAGGCAACTCTGTTGTCGCTGACGCACCTACTACTAAGGCGACTTCCAAATTTTATACGGAAGAAGACCTGGTTAAAGTTCGTAGCCAGGAGAAAGAAAAACTCTACCCTCAGATTGATAAGCTGAAGGAAGAACTAGATGGCATTAAGAAAGAGCGTGAAGCAGAACTTGCTGCACGTGCTGCAGAAGCAGAAGCTAAGGCTAAGCAACAGCAGGAAGCTCTTGAGAATGACATGGATGTTCGCTCTTTACTTAAGACTAAGGAAGCAGAGTGGCAGGAGCAGTTGGAGCGTGAGCGTCAAGAACGTGAACGTGCCTTCGCTCTTCTGGAACGCGAAAGAACTTTTGCTGACCTGCAGAACTACCGTTCACAACGTGTAGAAGCAGAACGCGAAAACATTATCCCAGAACTTGTAGACCTAATTAGCGGCAATACCCGCGAAGAAGTAGAAGCAAGTATTGAGGGTTTGAAAGAACGTTCAAACAAGATTCTTGAATCGGCGCAGTTTGCAATGCAAAATGCCCGCAAAGAAATGACGGGGACAAGGGTAACCACGCCCCCGCTCGGACCAATGGACGACAATTCGGAGCAACGTGCGTTAACGGCTGAAGATATTCAGTCAATGTCGATGAATGATTATGCAAAATACAGAGAACGTATCATGAGCGCTACTGCTCGCGGTAAGTCTCGCGGCTTGTTCGGGTAAATCCCACAATCCCAAATCCAACCTACAAGGAGTAAACAACTAAAATGGCATCTGGTATTACGGGTACTGGCAATTTAGCCGCAGCCCCAACAGCGTACTCAGGTACAAACACACAGTTGACTCAAGCGATTCAGACAATCTGGTCAAAGGAAATCCTTTTCCAGGCTATGCCTATCCTTCGCTTCGAGCAGTTCGCAGTCAAGAAGACTGAACTTGGTGTTGCACCTGGTCTACAGATTAACTTCATGCGTTACAACAACCTCGGCTTTGCTAACGCACTTGTCGAAGGTGTTCGTATGCAGACAAATGCGCTTACAGCACAGCAGTTCTCAATCACAGTAACAGAGCATGGTTATGCTCTTGCTGTATCTGAGCTTCTTCTTAACGCATCATTCGATGACGTAATGGCATCTGCTTCACGTCTTCTTGGTCGTAACATGGCTATCTACCTAGACCAGCTATCACGCGACACACTTTACGCAGCGACTTCAACCATCTACGGTGAAGACCGCTCTAACCTCTCAGCAGTAAACAACTGGTATGCATATGGCACAAAGGGTACAAACCGTGCAAGCATGACAGGTAACTTCCTCCTAACACCACATACTGTTAAGGATGTTGTTGAGACCCTAGCAACAAAGAACATTCCTCGCCTTGGTGAGACCTATGTTGCGTTTATCCACCCACACCAGAGCCGTCAGCTTCGTGATAACCCAGAGTTTATCGAAGTAACTAAGTACGCTGCTCCTGGTAACTTCATGCTCGGTGAAGTTGGTCGTTTGTACGACTGCGTATTCATCGAAACAACACAGGTACGTAAGGTAGCTGGTGGTGCAGGAACTTCTTACACCGCTGACTCAGCAGTTGCTAACCCAACTGTTACACCTGGTGGAGGTTACATCACTCCAGCACAGTTCACAGGTAATGGTGGTTCAGACCGCTATGACGCTATCTTCATTGGAGATAACGCATTCGGACACGCAATCTCTCTACCAGTTGAACTTCGTGACGGTGGTATTCTTGACTTCGGTCGTGAGCACGCACTTGCTTGGTACTCAATCTTCGGTCTTGGTCTTATTACTGACCAGTCTGTTGTTATTGCAGAAACCAACTAATCCACAGACCTGGGTACGTCTAAAAACTGCCCACTCAACAGATACTAATTAGGAGAATACACATGGCAAGACAAGTAAAACCATCAGACGTTACAGGTCGCGCACGCGAGAAGCAGATTGCTGAAAACGCAGAAATCATGCAGGAACGTGCCCAGTCAATGTCTATGGCATCCGCTGAAGCCCAATATAAACTTGAAGAAGTTGTAGACGCTACTATTCCAAATAGAGCAACTGTGATTGAGGATTCTGTAACTGTAGTCGCTAATAAAGAAGAAGACTCAGTTGTAATCCGTGTCGTAGAAGACATCGAGAACATGACTCTAGGAGTAGGAAACTTCTATAGCTTTAAGGCTGGACAGAAGTACAAAGTGTCCAAGCACGTAGCCCAACACCTACAGGAAAAGGGTTACCTCGCTGGAGTTATCTAGCATTTAATGGGCGAATCAGCGGGCACACTTAGGTTTGCCCGCTTTTTCGTTACTATCGTTAGGAGTAGTTAGTGGCCCTGTTGTCAGACCTGATTTCTAGGACTCGCTTGGAGTTGGGTGACCAGCCAAAAGAATTCCAATTCACTGCAACAAGTGATGGAACTACTACCGCCTACTACTTAAATAATAAGCCTGTAGACCCATTTACTCTTTTAGTAAGAGTTTCTAGAAACTTTGTCCCTGCCCCTACTGGCTACAAGCTAGAGGTTGATACAGGGATTATTAGATTTTTAAACCCAATTGCAGTAAACGAAGTCCTGACTGTTAATGGAACTGCATACCGCTACTTCTCTGATGCAGATATTACTCGTTTTATTAATACAGCTATTGAGCAGCATACCTATGAAAGAACAGACGCATACGGTAGCCGAGTTACTATGGCAACCCTGCCTGCGGTAGAAGAGTACCCAATCGCTATCCTAGCCACCATTGAAGCCCTTTGGGTTCTAGCTACAGATGCAGCATTTGATATTAATATCACCGCTCCAGACGGTGTGGTAATCCCACGAAGCGAACGCTACGCTCAGTTAACAGGTATGATTGCACAGCGTCAAGAACAATATCGCTCTCTATGTGCCCAGTTAAATATAGGACTATGGCGTATTCAGGTAGGTAACCTGCGTCGTGCCTCTAAGCGTACTAATAAGCTTGTTCCTATCTATATGCCACAAGAGTTTGACGATGGCCGTAAGCCAGAGCGCGTGTATATACAGAATGACATGATTGGTAGACAGACCTTCCCGTCTACTATCCAAGTTCAGGACCTCGTTATGAATCAGGGAGATAGTTATTCACAGGACTTTATCCTAGGCGCTCCTGTTACCAACCTAGAGTTTTCTGCAGAAATTAGAACTTACCCAAATTCACCTACTCGGTGGGTAGCCTTCAATGTTACAATTGTGGACGTTCAGACTGGACGTATCAGAATCTCGCTACCACAACAGGACACACGCTATCTACCAGTCAGAGGTTTTTGGGACTTACAAGCCACATCATCTGTGGATAACACCTTCCAAAGAACCTTCCTAAGAGGACAGACATTCGTGACCCAGCAAGTGACAACGGTGGAGTGATATGCCAGACATTATTATAGTTCCGCCAGATAACGGTAACTGGTACCCCACACCTACAGGCCCTACAGGTCCTCTAAATGGTCCAACTGGTCCTACTGGTCCGACTGGCCCTACAGGTCCTCAAGGAGATTACTCTCGCTACTTAGGTCTTTATGACACATTAGCTGACCTTCAAGCTGCCAACCCAAGTCCAGTTCCAACTAACTGGGCTTTTGTTCGCGTTACTGGAAACGCAACACAATTACGTTTATATCGTCGTAGTAGTAACGCTTGGGTATTTGATACTTTAAATATTCCTGCAGGTGCAACTGGAGCGACAGGACCAACAGGTCGTACAGGCGCAACTGGTCCTCAAGGTAACCAAGGAAACGCAGGCCCTACTGGTGCTACTGGTGCTCAAGGTGTATCTGGTTTAGCTGGTGCTACTGGTCCTACTGGTACTCCTGGTCAAGGATTAAATCTTCTTGGAGAGTACCCAACGCTTTCTGCACTACAAGCTGCACGACCAACAGGTGTAGCTGGAGAAGCTTGGTTACTTGAAAACGGTAACTTAATTATTTGGGACACCGTTACTTCAGCATGGAAGAACGTAGGTAACCTAGAAGGTCCAACAGGTCCTTCAGGAACCGCAGGTCCAACAGGTGCAACAGGCCCACGTGGTACACAAGGTTTCCAAGGTGTTCAAGGTCCACAAGGTGATACTGGACCAACTGGACCAACTGGTCCAACAGGTTTTGCAGGACCACAGGGACCAACGGGTGTTCAAGGTGAACGTGGTTTCTCTGGTCTTCAGGGTAACGTAGGTCCAACTGGAGCAACAGGTGCAACGGGTCCAACAGGCGCACGTGGTCAAGGCTTTGCTGGAATCACATCTGTAACTCCAATTACTTTAAGCACTGGTTTAAAGACTTTTACATTAAGTATTACTGACCACCCATTTATTGTTAACTCTATTGTTAGAGCTGTAGCAAATACCAACGTCTTTATTGACGGTGTTGTAACAGCGGTAAACGGCGCTCAGATAACCCTAGACGTTAACTTCTTCCAAGGTGTTGGTGGAGAAATCTATAGCTCTTGGCAATTTACTATTGCTGGTGAGCCTGGTTTTACAGGAGCAACTGGTCCTACAGGACCTACTGGTGCCACAGGCGCTGCCTCTGTAGTTCCAGGACCAACAGGTCCACAGGGTATCTCTGGCGGTATTGATTTATCAGTTACTCGTTCTGCTAGCCAGTACGTTATTAACGGGTTAAATAATCCAACTATTACTGTTATCCGCGGTCTTCGTTACCGTATTGATATCAACACTCCTGGTTATACATTTAGAGTACAGACCTCAGCAGGCGTGTACAGCGCAGGCGCTCAATACACAACAGGATTTAGCAGTAACTTTGCTGCTGGTGTAGCAAGCGGAACTGTGTTCTGGGATGTTCCGTTTACTGGTCCTGCAACTCTTTACTTTGTATCAGAAGAAGATTCTGCCCTTAATGGTTCATTTACTTTAACAGCTGCTGGTCCTATTGGTGCAACTGGCCCTACAGGTGCGACAGGCGCTGCTAGCACAGTTGCTGGACCAACAGGTGCACAAGGTGTCGTTGGTCCTACAGGTCCTACAGGTTTAACTGGCGCAACAGGAGCGACTGGTCAAATTGGTGCCCCTGGTCCACAAGGTGCGACGGGTGCACAGGGTCCACAGGGTATACAGGGAGCTGCTGGTACGGCTGGTACGGCTGGTGCTGTCGGTCCAACTGGTGCAAGCGGTATAGCGGGTCCAACAGGTCCTCAAGGCGCTGGAATTTTTATCCTTGGTTCTTATAACTCATTAGCAGACTTGCAAACTGCACAACCAGTTGGTGCAACTGGTGATGGTTATTTAATTAATGGAGTTTTATTTGTATGGGCTGGTTCACAGTGGGTTAGCGCTGGAGCAATTCAAGGAGCAACTGGTGCACAAGGCCCACAAGGTCCACAAGGTCTTGTAGGACCAACTGGAGCTCAAGGTACACAAGGCCCACAAGGTATTCAAGGTGTTGTTGGTCCTATTGGTCCAACAGGTAACACTGGTCCAGTATCAACTACTCCAGGCCCTATCGGACCTACAGGTGTTCAGGGACCACTAGGTCCTACAGGTTCCACTGGTCCAACAGGTCCACAAGGCCGTGGATTAAACATCCTTAACGCGTTTACTACATTCCAAGAACTTACTGCAGCTGTTCCATCACCAGTAACTGGTAACCCATATTTAGTAGCTGGAAACCTATTTATTTGGGATGGCGACCAGTGGATTAATGCTGGTCAAGTACAGGGACCAACTGGAGCAACTGGTGTTGCAGGTCCTACAGGTGCCACTGGTATCCAAGGTCTTTCTGTAACTGGTCCAACTGGAGCCACTGGTGCAACTGGTCCTCAGCCATTTACAATTGTTGGAACTTGGCAATCAGGAATTAGTTACCAACCTAATCAAGCAGTCTTCTACGATACACCAACACTTAAAGGTACTTACGTTCGTAGAAACAACGCATCTACTGCAGGAATAACACCTGTAGATGACCCAGCAAACTGGCTAGTTGTTGTTGCGGCTGCTATTGGTAACACTGGTCCTACAGGAGCCACGGGTCCAACAGGAGCCACAGGTATTCAAGGACCTATAGGTAACACGGGTCCAACTGGTCCTACAGGAAACCAAGGTTTACTAGGTCCAACAGGCCCTACAGGCACTACACTATTGAACGTAGATGGTGGCGGCCCCGATACTAATTATGGCGGAGTTATAACTATCAACGGAGGAGACGTGAGCGGTAACTAATGGCAATTAAATTACAATTACGTCGTGGTACGGCGTCACAGTGGTCATCCACTAACCCTCTTCTTTCAGAAGGTGAACTAGGTCTAGAACTTGATACTGGAAAGTTCAAGGTTGGTAATGGTACACAAAACTGGAATGCGCTAGTATATGCCAGTGGTATCCAAGGTCCTACTGGACCTGCAGGTTCTAACGGTATTGCGGGACCAACAGGTGCTAATGGCTCCAATGGTGCTGCTGGACCAACAGGTGAACGTGGACCAACTGGTATCCAGGGACCTGCTGGAGATGGTGGAGTAGGACAACTGCTTCTTAACGACGCGCTGCTACAAACTGGAATCTATTTTCCAGTCGGAGCAGTAACTAGATTTACTAACGTGGTACAAACCGTGATACCACCGATTACGTTGATATAGGAAGGTAAATGAATGGCACGCAATATTGCGCCTGAGCATTACGTATTTAACCCAACCACTAAGACGGTTACTATTAACCGCTACATTAAGCGTATTCACCTATTCCTTATTGTTAACTCTGTCCGTAATAAGATTCTTTTTAACTTCTCTGATGCAGCTCAACCTATCACAGTAAGTTACATTTACCCAGATTACAGCATCGCTAATCCAACGGGTAATACAGAAACAAAAACTGTTATTCAGTTAAATGCTTCTGTTGATACAACAGGCATGCTCTCAACCGACACTATTCAGATTGTTGTTGATGACGAGCACCAGAAGGTAACTTTTGACGAGACCTTTATCGACGGCGCTCAAAAGCTTCGTACCTCACAGCCTCAGTCTTTGATGGATACAGACTTTGAATACTCTGTACAGCCTTCTAAGTGGGAAGCACTATTTACATCAAACGGTTACCCATCATTCTTTGCTAAGGCCTCTGGCGGTAACTCATTTGACGTTGTTTCTCTTATTGGAGATGGTGTACGACCACGCTCAACCATCACAGTAACAACCGCTCTTCCTCACGGTCTATCACCAGGGCAGATTGTTTCTGTTCAAGAAACTCTTAACTTCCTTGCAGAGGGTACATCTCTAGTTCAGGCCGTCCCTACAACTACTTCTTTCCAATACACAGCCCGTGGCATTGTTAGTGGCGACGTTGCATCAGGTACTTTAACTAGCGTATATGGTGGAGACATCTTTGACGGTGCCCACATCCCTGGCGGTAACTTCCCAATTGGTGGTCTTAATACTGCCTTGCGTTGGAGAGCAACTGTAGATGGTGCAGCGCCAATCTCTACTGTAAGAGTTCAGTTTGACCAGCCACACGGCGTCTTCCCAGGAAACCTTATCGTTGTTACTGGAACTAACAGCTTTGATGGTAACTGGCAGGTAACTAAGGTCGCTACTCAAACTACTCTTGAGTTTGCCCTATCACGTCAGCAGTCTGCAATCTCTGTTCCACAGAGTTCGCTTATCTTTACAAAAGGCGACGGATACGTAATCCAGCGTCCATTTGATGGCGGTGTTTCCCTTTCAACAGCGACTAACTCAATGGGTTCTTCTACTGTTCGTCAAACTCGTCGCTATTTCCGCTACCAGTCAGGTAAGGGAATTCAGTTCTCAACAGGTGCTCAGTTAACCCCTGTATACGATGTTGAGTCTTTAACTATTAATGGTGGTTCTGTAGGCCCTGCAATTGTTACAGTTAAAACTGTACAAGACCACGGTATGCAGGCTGGCGTTACTGTAGACATCGAAGGTGTTATAACTCGTTATGCTTACAACCCATTTAACGGAAATGACTTTACTGTAAGCAGAATTATTGACGTTAATACTTTTGAATACCCAGTTACTCTTACACAGGTACTTCCAACAATTGACTGGAACCCTGCTGGTATTAACGTATTCGTACACGCCCGTAAGTGGTTTGGTGCTGTTACACGTTGCGGTATGTTTGACGACCAGAACGGCTTCTACTTTGAGTATGACGGCCAGAAGATGTTTACTGTCCGCCGTCACTCTGAAAAAGAGGGCATCGGTCGTGTAAACGTAGTAAAGAACTCAAGCTTTGTTACTGGTCTAAACACACAGTTCCGTAAACAGCTTACTGTAGGACAGAGCATTGTTATCAAGGGTTCTTCCTACAAAATTATCTCTATTAACAGCGCAACCTCTATGAACGTCGCACCTGCTTACCGTGGTGCAACTGGTAACCGTACTCGCTACCTTATTACACAGAACGACCGCACACCACAAGAAAACTGGAATATTGACTACTTTGATGGGGAAGGCCCGTCTGGTTATAAGCTGGACATGGGTCGTATGCAAATGGTCTACATCGACTACACATGGTACGGTGCAGGAACTATTCGTTACGGCATGCGTGGTGTTAATGGAAAGATTGTTTGGTGCCACCGCGTTTCTCAGAACAACGTCAACAACGGTGCTTACCAGCGTTCAGGTAACCTACCTGCTCGTTACGAAGTTACAAACGACCCATCAATCTTTACAAAGATGGTTGCTGGCCCAACAGGTGTTCTTGGAACGCAGCTTGGTGCTAACGATACCGTTATGTACGTTGAGAACGGTTTGAACTTACCAGCTGCAGGATACGTATACGTACGTGACGCCGAAAACTGTGAAATCATGCGTTACTCTTCTGTTGGTGCGTTTGACCCTGTAAAGCGTGGTTATCCAATTAACATTGCTGAACGTCGCGCATCTATTACAAACGTCTACCCAGACACGCCGTTTACGTTTAGTGGAACTACAACTCCAGTAGTCTTTACTCCAGACTCATCTATCACAGGTGTTGGTGGAGACGCTCAGGTTTCAGTCCAGTCAATTACTCAGAACTGCGCCCCACTCATCAGCCACTGGGGTTCCTCAGTTATTATGGATGGCCGCTTTGATAACGATGAGAACTTTATCTTTACTGGTGGTATGACAAAGAACCTATCAATCGCAGCGGGTGTTACTCGTCCTCTACTTGCTCTTCGTCTAGCCCCATCAGTTGATAACGGTATTGCTCGTAACTTCGGTGTTCGAGAACTTGTTAACCGCATGCAGCTACAGATGAACTCTATTGGAGTTACAACTAACGGACAGATGCGTATTGACGCTGTTCTTAACCCTAACCAGATTGTTTATAACACATACACTCCAGCAAACCTACAGGCCTCTCGTGCTTGTACTGGTAGTGGTGGTGTAAACGTTATTACGGTTACTGACGCCGCTGGTACAAACGGTATTGTTCCTGGTATGACTGTATCAGGTACTGGTATTGGACCTAACGCTCAGGTAGCGACTGTTTCAGCTAACATTGTTACCTTATCAGTAGCTAACACAGGCACTGTTTCTGGTTCCCCTACTTTCGTCCCACGTACTGGATTTACAGGTATCCCAGACGACTGGGGTCGTGACCAGGTGGGTTCTGGTTCTTTGGCTCAGATTATCTACTTTGATAACTCAGGTCCTGGAGCGGGTAACGCCCAGGCTGCCTCTGGACGTATCTCTGGCGGTGACTCTGTTGCATCCTTCTACTCAGAAAATGGTGGTGGTGCTGCCAACTTCAACGTCTCAAACTTTGACCTTAGCTCTACCCGAGACCTTGGTAACTCCATTATTAGCGGTGACGGAAACGTCTCTAGCCCTAGCTACCCTAACGGCCCAGACATCATTGTCCTTACGGCTACCAATATCGGTACTGCAAACGCATCGATTGCAGCTCGTATCTCATGGGTTGAGGCGCAGGCATAATGTCTCCTGTTTACGATGTCCATAATTTTAAAGACGCTATACTTTTAATGACCTCGGAAGGTAGGTAAAGACCCATGCCAGACTATACATCGCTTAGCACGCAGATTGATGCGGTTAAATCAGAGATTACCTCTAGCCTAAACGCTAGTACGTATACTGCTCAAGACCTCATCTATGTTGCTAAGGCACTTGAAACAATGGGCACCCTTCTGGGCGTCAATGACATTGTTGCTGCTACTGCAGACCGCGTAGCCGCAATCAATACTGCTGGTACAACACAGGTTACTGCTGTTAACTCCGCAGGCACAACACAGGTTTCTGCGGTTAACACTGCGGGAAATAATAAGGTCGCTGCAATCGCTGCAGAGGCCGCTAACTTAACCGTACTAGCGTATATAGGAGTACTCGACTAATGCCAACAACAGTAACACGTTTTAGAGCACTTACTGCTGGAACCACGGATGCTTCTGCGTATGCGGTTCCTGCACTAAACACTGCAATTGTAACAAACGTAATTCTTGCTAATAAGACTGCAGCAACCCGAACCGTAACAGTAACAGCTGGTGGTTTTGCGTTTTGCTCAGGACTTCAAGTTCCTGCAAATGGGACTGTAAATTTTGATGCTCGCTTAGTTTTGAACGCCGCTGAAACAATCACTGTTACTGCAGACGTAGCTGCTGCTGTAGATGTGACGATTTCAGGCGTATTGATTTCTTAATAATAGGAAAAGGACAGGTATATAAATGGCAATCTCCTCAAGTAAAGACTTTATTGTCTTCCCGAATGACAATTCGGGTCGTTTGTTTATTCAAGAGGCCACCTTTACAGCCAGTGGTACCTGGACTGCTCCTGCTGGCGTCACTAGTGCTCAAATCGTCCTTGTGGGCGCGGGCGGCGGTGGCGGTGGCGGTTCCCAAAACGTAGCTGGCGGTGGTGGCGCTGGTGGTCAGGTAATCGTTCGTAACCTAACAGTTGTTCCTGGAACAACCTATAACGTAACAATCGGTGCTGGCGGACAGGGTGGTCAGGGCGCAATTAACGCTGCTGCTGACGTTGTTAACACTCTACCTGGCGGTAACGGCTCTGCAACAATTTTCGGCAATATTACTATTGCTAACCTTCTTGTTAACTCAGACTTTGATTACAGCGTACAGTCATGGGATTCAGCAACATACTACCGTTCAGCAACTGGTATCTCTGGTGCTTCTGCTATTACTGTATATCCAAACGCTGCGGGCCTTACAGTAGGTCAGCGTGTAACTGGTACTAACATTGGTACAAACGCCACCATCGTAGGTATCTCAGGTAACGTAGTTAACCTATCAGTAGCTAACGCAGCTACTGTTGCTTCTGTTGTTGGCTTCTCACAGGGTGAATCTATCGTACGTCCTTCTAACGTATTCTTTAACAACATCTCATCTGCGGCTTCTGACATCACAACTAACCCACAGACAGGTAATACTGCTGGTTCTCCTTACTTCCAGAACCTATCTAACAACCTTTTGCAGCCAAACATTGCACAGTTGGAAGAAGCAGCTACTATTACAAATAACAACATTCGTCAGTACGGTATTGCACTATCTACATTTGCAATTACCAATACAGGTGTTCCAACTAAGCTTCCAGAAATGGTCGGCGGATACACACGCACAGTAACAACCGCTCTAAGCTCTGCTGTAGTAACTATGAACTCTACTGTAGACATCTATCCAGGCATGTACCTTGTAGGTTCAATGTTTGCGACTGGAACTGTGGTTCTAAGCGTTGACAGCGCTACTCAGGTTACTGTTTCTGCAGCTGCTACCCAGGTCTCAAACAACGCATCAATCACAGCTTCTTACTCAGGAGCCTTCGGTGTTAACGCGCTTATTGCTTCTACTAGCGTTTCAACCTCTGGCGGTTCACCAACGTGGCTTCAGCTATCAAACATGAACTCTACTTCACAGTCAAACGGTACACAGACATCTGCAGGCCTACAAGGTATTCCATACCAGCCAGGTGCTACATACACAATGTCTGCATACGTTTCTGCAAACGCGGATGTTCTAGCTGCTACAAGCGTCCTATTCCAGCTTCGTTCAGCTGGTGCTTCTTGGAACGCTATTTCAAACCAGGCATTTGCTGGCGGTTCTAACTCAGGTACAACTAACTCAATTGATGCTGGTCAAGCAAACGGATTCTTCGTTAAGCAGGCAACACCAGCAGCCCTACCAGGGTACGGCGGAAACGTCACAACAACTGCTGATGCAGCTAACGGTGCTACAACAATTACTGTTGCAAGCAACTTTGGTATCTTGATTGGTATGGTTGTAACGGGTTCTGGTCTTCAGTCTGATACTCGCGTAAGCAACGTTGTTGGTAACACTATCAGCATTAACAAGACAACTAATGCTCCATTGACCACTACATCTGTTACTTTTGCAAGCAGTGGTCCTCAAATTATTGGTTCAAACGTAACAGTTGGTCAAACAGGATGGCGCCGTATTTCAGCAACATTCACAACACCAGGAATTGCGTCTGCACTTGCTAACGGTACATACCAGTTTGGTTCAACACCACAGTTTATCCACCCTGTAATTATTCTTCAACAGGGCTCTGTAAACTTCTGGTTTGACAACATTCAGCTTGAAGTTGGCAATACAGCTACGACATGGCGT